AAAGTAAGCCCCCACCCACTTTCGTCATACATCTCCTTGTATCGACAAATTAGGGCAGGGTTGTAACTGCATATTTATACATCTATGTACCTATAATCCACTACATCTACAAACAAAAATAAAATACCACTGAAACCCACGCTTTAACGTTTCGTCAGTGGCATTGTTACAAGTGACAAAGAAACAATCACTTTTAGTAAGAGGGCTATCAATCCCCGTGACATGTGGGCTGAACTCAATCAGGATATACCCCAATCATGTACCATACTATAGGAAGCGTTGCACCTTGTCTACGACAATTATACCATAAATTCATTCATATGTCAAATATTGTTCTAGCCTTGATGCATTCAAACCTATCAAATCTGTAACCTCTAGGCGGTTTATAGGAGACTAAAATTCTAGCAACATTTACCTTAGTGTCAGAAGTCGTTTTGTATACATTAGTTTTTCCTTCATCGTTGATAGAATAAATCGTCACATCGTATCTCATATTTCTTTCACCAGATTCAATTTAACGATTTGATGTGGATTGTTCCCGTAAACAACCTCAAAATCTGATAGACTTAGACCCTCATGCACTTCCCAATGTTCACTCCCAACATCATCACGCAATAACCAACTGAGAGTGTATGAATCAATAAAATCATTTTGTAACATTTGTTTTCACCTCTACACCGAATAAAACTTGCAACACCCATTTCGCATGTTCATTTCCCTCATAAGTGGCTATTTCTTCAAGCGCCTTTCGCATTAACTTATGTTCTGTTCTTAAATCATTCATTTCACGTTCTGCTCTCAACACTTCTAACGGATACACATAATGTTTTCCCATTACTTTTCACCTCGTTTATTTGTCTCTAACCATTCTTGAATAAGAACACCAGCTACCCACAATGAAACAATTGACATGATTATTTGAATAATAGCTATCGTCAAATCCATTTCTCATACTCTCCTTAAACAAACGTTTATTTAATCGTAAACACACTGTCAACCAAAACTACCCCACCATTAACTTGAACAGGCTTAGGCTTACCCATGCTACTAAACCCAACTTTAAAGTTATCGAATGTGACTTTCTTTTTAATGGTGTCAGTCATTCCCGCACATTTAACACTGAATTTAGTTGTCGTAGCTTCATCAGGAGAACACTCCTTCAATTTACCGTCAACTTCTTTCACGTATATATCTTGAATATAAGTCTTCTGACGTAAATATTTTGCTCTCTTAAATGTACTTTCATGTGCCCAGTAACCCAACTTTTTAGGGTCAACAATATCCTTTATTATTTCTGGAACTTCTGTACCAGTTAAATGTATACTATCAGTGTCACAATATATAATTCTATCGTAACACGCTTGTGCCGCTGTTATAGTTGTAAATCTAGCCCATGCCGTGATAAACACACCCATTGGCGTATACACAGGATCTTTATATTCCTCATCACCAACACGGAATCCAAGACTCCCATCGTCTTTCAAATACGGTACTTTCCCTGTAACATCTGGGTTACTAGCAAATTTTCCGTATAAACTATTTAACATTAGTTTTGCTAATTGTTTTTTAGCCCCTTCTTCGTGGGTTTTAACATATGTCCATTTATCAATAAAATCTTTGAATAACCCCGTTTTTTCACGGAACTTAAAACCATCAATATATTCCACGTTATACAATTCATAATGTTCCTGTATTAATTCTAAATCAACATTAGTTAAATATAGTTCAACAGGTTCAGCACCACTATTTTTAAGATACTCATTACCTTTAAAAAAGGGATTTTTCTTAATTTGAATTGTTGGTATATATCCCTCTTTCAATTCAAACTCAAATCTGATACGCTGTATATAGAGGGGATATTGTTCATCTTTCTCATACTTTCCTTGGAATACGATTGGTGCTCCGTATGGGAGTGGTCTAGAATACATCTGACTGGGGTATAGGCTGTTAACGTCAAACACCATACCCTCACCAATCTCTTTTTCTTTGTATTTATCATTCAACCATGTGAAACCACCGCGATAAGCTTTCCTTATTTCCTTATCCATCGGTAAACTAAGCTTAGGAAACACCTTGTTAAATTTCTTTGTGCTTAGTATGTCCTTAAACCCTTTAAGACTGTCACTACCTGCAGTCATACGGTCTAAACCCTGCTTAAATTGAATGTCAAGAGCACGAGCTATGATTTCTATGTCATTTTTAATATACTCGTATTCTTCAGGTGTTATTTCATGTCCAACAGGACGCTCAGTGTGATAATCAATGTCGCCTTTTAACAACGGCAACTGAAAATCTTTCGCTATTTTCTTCACTGGAAACGGTAACTTCTTTAAGCTGTCATAAATAACTGTATGTAATTTCCGTTTTCCCCTGTAACCGAAGCATATGTCAATCATGTACCATTGTCCCATTTTTGATATTATCGTGTGATAAGTATTCGGCAACCCTTCGTTTGACCATTTAAAACCGTGTTGTTCAAGCCAGTTTACAATGAAAGCACCGTCAAATTTTAGATTGTGGAAATATAAATCAGCTTGAATTTCCATAACCCACTTCATGAACTCATCCAGACTATTTCCGATCTTATAGTTATCAAGATTACCGATTTCCATATAACCATATGCCCACACACGGCAATCATCTAACTTTGTAGTCGTCTCAAAGTCACAACTAAACATTTTCCTAGACATATACTTTCAACCCTTCAACGGTGCTTTAAAACCCCTTTAAGTCAAGGTTCACATCCCCTCGCTCGTACCGATCGAGATATGAATGTATCTTATTCAACATAGCTTCTGTTGCTGTCACGTCCTCACCTTCACTATCAAAATATTCGAACGATATTTCATCAAATATGAGGTATAATTCAAAAAAATCATCTGGCGGTATTTTCTTTAACCTCTCAACTAACTCATCACTCAACCAATCAGAGTTAAAACTTTTTTCAACTATTTCAATGAAGTTTTGGTGCATCTGTGCCATACGTCTATCGTAGTAATCTGGCGATGCTTTTTCTGCCATACCTTCTTCCAAGGTTCTCAACCTCGCATAGCTTCTCACATCATCAAAGTTAAAATCGCTTGGTCTACTGATACCTGTAACCTGTGATGGACTGAGTATTTGCATACGTTGACCAACAGTACCCTGTTGTTTACCCCCTGAGATAAAAGGCTTGTCCTCTATTTCTTCCCTCTGTTCATCAACGATTCGTTGCGCTTCTTTTGTGTTCTTCGCAATCTCGTTAATTTTCGCTTTACTAGCCACAATTCCATATTTATTTTTAACGAATTGATAATTTTGGTTAGCACGATTTGTAAATGATTCTTGTTTTTGCTTCCACTTATTAAACTCTTCACGAGTTTGAAATGACTCCAATGGTGGCAACTCAATCTCATTGCTTAGGTCTATACCATACTTTTTCTTCGTTCGACTAATTTTGGCCTTCGTATTCTTGACCAGTTTTGCGTACAAGGCTTTGTCATTGTTCGTAATGCGTATACGTGAATTTCTTGCCATGTTGTGTTACACCCCTTTAACCACGCATGGAAACCTCTCTTTTCTACATTGCTGTAGAATGTTATATCTGCCAACATGTCCATGTTGAGTGGAGTATCCGTTATTCGGTTGATTTTCTTGTTAAATTCTTCACGATGTTTTTGGTATCCATCAAGAAACTTATTAAGATACATTTCACTTGAAAAGAAAAACGTGGCATCACCGTTAGACACCACGTATTCAGATTCTTTCAAGTTATGATAGATACCTCTAGCAGTTCTAGGCATCTATATTTACCTCCATTATCCCACAAGCAATAGTGAGAAGAATTCATTGCCTTTACTAGACTTTTGTTTAGAAACCTTAACTTTAAATGTTTCAAGATTAAATTCCTTCACAAGTTCAATAATTTCTGATGCGGCTTCTGCTACTGTTTTTGAGATAGCAGAGATAACATTTCCGTCAGCTGTGAAAATTGCTGTTACTGTTTCTTCTTTCATGTCGCCATATGTGTCGCTTTCTTGTTGATACTGTGCGATACCAACAGCTTCAATGATTGCGCCATCTTCACATGTTTTAAGTGATGTGCCACCAGCATTTTTAGCGTTTAGAATTTTCATACGTCCTTCAAGAGTAGTTACGTCAAAAGTAGCTTTAATTTCGTTTGTCATTTGTAATCATCCTTTTCTTTTCGTTTTAGTTTTTTGTTAGTGTTAGTGTTAGAGATTCTATAATTCTTGATAGCCGCCAATTGCTATCTTTTAATTGTAAGTATTAAGCATGTACCTCAGCAACTTCTTCCTTTGTTACTGGACGTTCTTTTACTGTTGCATGTTCTAAGAATACATCCAACGGTAACTCATAAAGTTGTGTGTTTGCTTCTACGCCAACAACTTGTGCAGGGTTTTCTTTGAACTCAGGGCGTTTATTGATTTCACGCTGTGCTTGTTCAACAGATAAGTTGCCAATGAGTGTTACTGGTTCTAACACCTCAGCAGTAACCTCTCCATCCACCATTTTCATTCTTGCTAGTTGTGCAGTTGTGTAAGTCACTTCACGTTGCATCATCTTTCTCATATTTTCCTTCTCTCCTTTTCCTTATCTTTCTATTTTTATGTGTAGTATGTAACGCCTTACTACTCTTTTAGTATATCATGCTGTTCAACATTTTTCAACATATTTTTAAAATTTGTTTAGCAGATTTTTTAAAAGATTGTTGGGCGTTTCCTTGCTACACTCATTATTCTACGGTGTTGTTTAACAAAATGCAAGCTTTTTTAAGGAAAAAGTTGATGAAATTCGACAAATTACCGCATAACACCATGAATACCAAGGGTTTCCGTGATATAATAAAATAGTAATATATTCTATTGAAAGGAGTTGGGCTATATGCCAATGGAACGAGATTCCCACGAAGATATCCTAAATAAACTAAACAACCCTGAATTGGAACATTCTGAGAGAACAGAATTGTTGCAACAGTTGCGGGCGGACTACACAACAGTCTTATCAGAGTTTAGTGATCTAACATCCACAACTGAAAAACTTCGTGCTGAGAACAGTGACCTTATTGTCTCTAACAGCAAGCTTTTCCGTCAGGTTGGAATCACAAAAGAAAAAGAAGAAGAAATTAAGCAAGAAGAACTAAGTGAAACAATCACAATTGAAGACTTAGAAAAACAAGCGCAATTATAATAGAAGAAATGAGGAATTAAAACATGCGTGTAACTTTTAATGATGTAAAAACATCTCTCGGTGTGACTGAATCATATGACATTATCAATGCTATTCGCAATAGCGCCACAGACAATTTTAAAACATATGTGCCGTTAGCAAACGCTGAAAACGTTGCTGAGGTTGGCGCTGGAATTTTGGTTAATCAAACTGTGCAAAATGAATTCCTTACCGCACTCGTTGACCGTATCGGTCTAGTTATTGTTAAATCAATTTCCCTACGTAACCCACTTGCAAAATTTAAAAAAGGCTCTCTCCCTATGGGTAGAACCATTGAAGAAATTTTCACAGATATTACAAAGGAAAAACTTTACGATGTTGAGGAAGCAGAACAAAAGGTTTTTGAACGTGAAATTCCAAATGTGAAAACCCTTTTCCATGAGCGCAACAGACAGTCGTTCTATCATCAAACAATCCAAGATGACTCACTAAAAACCGCTTTTATTTCATGGGGTAACTTTGAATCTTTCATCGCATCCATCATTAACGCTATCTATAATAGCGCTGAGGTTGACGAATACGAATACATGAAACTGATCATCGACAATTACTATTCAAAAGGGTTATTTAAAGTTGTAAAAGTTGATGACCCAATGGCTTCTACTGGTGCTCTTACAAACTTCATTAAGAAAGCACGAGCAACAGCGTTAAAGATGACACTTCCACAGGGCACACGTGATTATAACGCAATGGCTGTCCGAACACGTTCAGACATTAGAGATGTTCATTTATTTATTGACGCCGACTTAAACGCTGAGTTAGATGTTGATGTTCTAGCGAAAGCTTTCAATATGGACAGAACAACATTCCTAGGTAATGTGACAGTTATTGATGGTTTCGCATCAACAGGATTAAAAGCTGTTATGGTTGATAAAGATTGGTTTATGGTTTATGACACTCTCCAAAAGATGGAAACAATCAGAAACCCACGTGGGTTGTACTGGAATTATTACTACCATGTGTGGCAAGTGCTGAGTGCTTCACGTTTCGCCAACGCTGTTGCGTTTGTTTCTGGAGATGATGTTCCAGCTGTTACTCAGGTTATTGTATCCCCTGCCATCGCATCTGTTAAACAAGGAAAATCACAAGCATTCACTGCTTATGTGCGTGCAACAGATGACAAAGAACATAAAGTTGTTTGGTCTGTAGATGGTGGTTCAACTGGCACATCTATTTCATCTGACGGTGTTCTCACAGTTGCGGTTAATGAAACAAATCAACTAACTGTAAAAGCAACAGTTGACATTGGAACAAAGGATAACCCAAAACCAGTTGTCGGTGAAGCTGTTGTTAATGTTCGACCTGATTCATCTTCTGGAGGTGCGCAAGCGTAATGTATTCATTCACTGCATATGCGAAGTCTGACATTGTCGCCTTTCATTTATTGAAATTCTCATCAAGCGAAAACAACATAGAAATTTCTTATGCAGATGAAGACACAATACCAGAATACGTTTCAATTCGTGACCTAAAAGCTGGAGATAAAACAACAATTGATTTATACCCATTAGTTGCGTGGAAAGTGATTGCTCAGGAGGACATAACAACTGGAGACAGAGTATCCGTTGGAAAGAATGGGCAAGTAAAAAAGACAACTGACTTGCGCACCACATTTGGGTACGCTGTTAGCCCTGCAAAAGCTGGACAACTTGTTACAGTCGCTATTTCAACGGTATTTGACACGATTATCACACCAGATGATTTAGGGGATGTTGACGATGATGTAAAAGCATTCTTGAAGTCAAATACAACAGACGCAAATAAAGCAAAGTTGCGTGATCTACTCGTATCCAATCTTGATGTGAAAGCTTTTCTCAATGGTTCAACAAGTGAAGACAATAAGGTAAACCTTAGAAATTTACTTGTTAGCAACCCTGCAATCCTAGCGTTTCTTAATGCAAACCCTGACACTAACACTCAGGCAACATTAAGAACAATGATTGGCGCTGGTACACCATATACACTACCAGCCGCCACTACCACAACACTAGGCGGTGTGAAACGAATACCAGCATTTGGAAACTCAACTGCTACTGATGTCGCAACACTGGTAAAAGATTTCAACAACCTACTTGCGGCGATGAGAACAGCTGGTTACATTCTATAGAGGTGAAATTTCATGGCATATGTGCCTTTATCGGGTTCGGACGTTCGGATTTTTTCGAACGTTCCGTTCTCCAATGATTATAAAAATACTAGGTGGTTCACAAGTGCGGACGCTCAATATTCGTATTTTAATGCTAAACCACGTGTGCATGTGATCAATGAGTGTAACTTTGTTGGTTTAAAGGAAGGCGCACCGCACATTAAAGTGAACAAACGAATTGATGATTTATACAATGCTTGCTATATGATTTTTAGAAACACACAGTATAGCAACAAATGGTTTTATTGTTTTGTTACAAGACTTGAATATGTTAATTCTGGTGTAACAAATCTCTATTTTGAGATAGATGTAATACAAACATGGATGTTTGATTTTAAGTTTCAACCGTCATATATTGTGCGGGAACATCAAACAATGTGGGACGCTAACAATGAACCACTTACAAACACCATTGATGAGGGGTTAAATTACGGAACTGAATATGACATTGTTGCTGTTGAACAGTATAAACCATATGGCGACCTTATGTTCATGGTCTGCATATCAAAAAGTAAAATGCACGCAACAGCAGGTGAAACGTTTAAAGCTGGTGAAATTGACGCAAACATAAATGGCGCACCGCAACCATTATCTTATTATGTTCATCCATTCTATGCGGATGGCTCATCACCTAAAGTAACAATTGGTAGCAACGAAGTGCAAGTTGCTAAACCAACAGATTTCTTAAAAAATATGTTCACTCAGGAACACGCTGTCAAAAATATTGTGTCTCTGTATGTTACAGATTACATTGGCTTAAACATTCACTACGATGAATCTGCCAAAACAATGTCATTAAAGGATAGTATGTTTGAACACGCTCAAATATCTGACGACAAACACCCAAACGTTAATACTATCTACCTCAAAGAAATTAAAGAATATGAAGAAAAAACAATAGACACTGGTTATAAGTTTGCATCCTTTGCTAACAACGAACAAAGTAAACTTCTAATGTATCCATATTGTGTTACAACCATTACCGACTTTAAAGGTAATCAGGTTGACATTAAAAATGAGTATGTTAATGGCAGTAACCTTAAAATACAGGTGCGTGGTTCTCTGGGCGTAAGTAATAAAGTTACTTATAGCGTTAAAGATTACAATGCAGATAGTACACTTAGCGGTAGCCAAAAATTAACGGCGTCATTAGAACATTCTCTCATCAATAATAACCCAAATGACGTGGCAATTCTCAATGATTACCTGTCAGCCTATCTACAAGGCAATAAAAATAGTCTTGAAAACCAAAAAGATTCCATTCTGTTTAACGGTGTAATGGGTATGCTCGGGAACGGAATAGGAGCCGCCGCTAGTGCCGCAACTGGTTCTGCTGTCGGTGTAGCTAGTTCAGCAACAGGTATGGTTAGTTCTGCTGGTAACGCTGTGTTACAAATACAAGGAATGCAAGCAAAGCAAGCAGACATTGCAAACACGCCGCCGCAACTTGTTAAGATGGGTGGAAACACGGCGTATGACTACGGGAATGGTTACAGAGGGGTTTATGTTATTAAGAAACAAATCAAAGAGGAATACCGCAACATTCTAAGTGATTTCTTCAAGAAATACGGTTATAAAACAAATCTTGTGAAAATGCCGAATTTAAGAACAAGAAAGTCATACAACTATGTTCAAACAAAAGATTGTAACATCACAGGTAATTTAAATAATGAGGATTTACAAAAAATAAGAACAATATTTGATAGTGGAATTACACTGTGGCACGCCGACCCAGTAGGAGACTATACGCTAAATAATGAGGTGATATAATGGCACGCAAACGGAATAGCTACAGATCAATAAATGAAAACCAACGTATGCGTGGCAACCGCTGGTTCTACCACTATTACCAGTATCTTTGTTCTCTAGCGTATCAACTTTTTGAATGGGAAGGGCTACCGCCTAGTGTAGACCCCAGCTATTTAGAAAAAAGCATTCACCAGTTTGGATATGTTGGTTTTTACAGAGACCCACGCATTGGATATATTGCGTGTCAAGGTGCATTGTCGGGAACAATTGATCATTATAATTTGCCTGACCGTTTCCATGCATCATCAGTTGGGTATCAAAACACATTTAAGCTTTATAACTATAAAGATATGAAAGAAAAGAACATGGGTGTTGTGATTTACAACAATGATCTAAAATGTTCAACTCTACCGTCATTAGAAATGTTTGCTCAGGATTTAGCAGAGTTGAAAGAAGTTATTTCTGTTAACCAGAATGCTCAGAAAACCCCTGTTCTTATTGCGGCAAACGATAACAATCAACTCAGTTTGAAAAATCTTTACAATCAATACGAGGGTAATGCTCCTGTTATCTTTGTTCATGAGTCTCTTGATTTGGATAACTTGAAGGTGTTTAAAACAGACGCCCCTTATGTTGTGGATAAATTGAATACTCAGAAAAACGCTGTGTGGAATGAAGTGATGACATATCTAGGTATCAAAAACGCTAATCTTGAAAAGAAAGAAAGAATGGTTACAAGTGAAGTAGATAGCAATGATGAACAGATTGAAAGTAGTGGTAACATTTACTTGAAAGCAAGACAGGAAGCTTGCGAGAAAATAAACGAGTTGTATGGACTAAACCTCAAAGTTAAATTTAGATATGACATTGTGGAACAAATGAGATTAAACGCTCAGGAAACAGAAAATGTTTCACGTGGAACATTGGGCGGTGAAACAAATGGCTAGTTACACAATGAAGTTAAGCACGTATATAGAAATGTGGTCACAGTATGAAACAGGTTTATCTATGTCTGAGAAAATAGAAAAAGGGAGACCAAAACTGTTTGACTTTCATTACCCGATTTTTGATGAAAGCTACAGAAAAGTTTTTGAGACACATTTCATCAGGAACTTTTATATGCGTGAAGTTGGGTTTGAAACAGAAGGGTTGTTTAAATTTAATCTTGAAACATGGTTAATCATCAACATGCCGTACTTTAATAAATTGTTTGAGAGTGAGTTAATAAAATATGACCCACTCGAAAACACTAGATTGAACACTACTGGAAACAAAAAGAACGACACTGAGAGAAATGATAATCGAGATACAACAGGAAGTATGAAGGCAGATGGTAAGTCAAATACAAAAACATCCGACAAAACAAACGCTTCTGGGTCTTCTAAAGAGGATGGTAAAACCACTGGAAGTGTAACAGATGATAACTTTAACCGAAAGATTGACAGTGATCAACCAGATTCAAGATTGGCTTTAACCACAAATGACGGTAAGGGCACACTTGAATATGCAAGCGCCATTGAAGAAAATAGTACAAACAACAAGAGAAACACAACGGGTACAAACAATGTAACTAGTTCTGCCAAATCTGAATCAACTGGGTCAGGTACATCTGACACAGTCACAACTGACACCGCCAATACAACAGCCAATGATAAACTGAATAGTCAAATCAACAATGTTGAGGATTATATTGAAAGTAAAATTGGTAAATCTGGCACACAAAGTTACGCATCACTGGTGCAGGATTATCGGGCGGCTCTGTTGAGGATTGAAAAGAGAATATTCGATGAAATGCAGGAACTTTTTATGTTGGTGTACTAAGGAGGGAAAACCATGCAGAAACCTGAGTTAAGACGTTTTGAAAAGTTGGGAGAAATGATGGTGCAAGTTTACGAACGCTATCTCCCTACTGCTTTTGATGAAAGTATGACCTTGTTAGAGAAAATGAATAAGATCATTGAGTACCTCAATCAGATTGGTCGCTTAACCAATGATGTTGTCGAGGAATGGAACAAGGTTATGGAATGGATTCTCAATGACGGTTTAGAAGACTACGTTAAAGAGACACTTGAGAAGTGGTATGAAGAAGGAAAATTTGCCGATCTTGTTATTCAGGTGATAGACGAATTAAAACAGTTTGGCGTTAGTGTTAAAACATATGGCGCTGTGGGTGATGGAAAAACAGATGACATTGAAGCGTTTGAAAAAGCCATTGCTTCTGGATACCCTGTTTACATTCCAAATGGTAAATTCGCCGTATCCCGATCAATTAAAATACCATCAAACACAGTTATTACAGGGGCAGGGATTGACAACGCTGTAGTCACATTTCTTGATAGTGTTCCGTTAGGCGATAGCCTTATGATAAACGATAACTACGCAACTGGTAACGAAAATATCTATCTGTCTGATTTCACCCTTGACGGTAACTGTCAGCGCTTTGGTGTAAATGCGATTGGTAGCGGTGGATCACGTGATAGTAACTTGTCAATTCACGCATCTAAAAACGTGCATATTGACCGAATTAAATCTATTAACGCCACACTTCACGGAATTGATATTACATGTGGTGGTCTTGATTATCCTTACATGGGTGACGGGACAACTGCACCGTATCCGTCAAGAGATATTTATATCTCAGATTGTGAAGCCGCCTTCTTCGGTGACGATGGTATCACCACACACCATAGTGAGTATATCACAATCAGCAATTGTAACTGTCATGACCCACGTTTACTTGATAACTGTAACGGCATTGAAATTGATGATGGTTCTAGGCACGTTCAACTATCTAATAACACAACTAAGAATTGTTTTGGTGGCGTTGAAATTAAAGCACACGGAAACGTGCCTGCCGCCTACAACGTTAGCATCAATGGACATATGTCCATTGGAGACGTTCGCTCATACAATTTCCGGCACATTGGACATCATTCAGCAACAGATCCAGAGTCATTGTCGGCGAAAAACATTATCTGTAACAACTTGATCTCTGTTAATCCTAACAATAAACGAGGGTTTCAAAACAATGCATCACCAAGGGTTTTGGCTGTATCAGCGTATTACGGGGTAGTGATTAACGGACTGAGTGCATACACTGATGAACCAAGTAATTTAACAGAAACCGCAATTAGTGTTCAATTTAGAGCGAGAAACGTTAGTCTCTCTGGAATTGTTATGACAGGTTTCAGTATGGCAGAAAACGCAATATATGTAATCGGCGGTAGTCGTGGTGGCGACAGCGTTAATATTTCAAACGTTACATTAAACAACTCAGGAAGAAACGGTGTTGCTATTGGTTCAGGTATTGACAACGTTTCTATCACAAATGTTAGTGCCATCGGTGGCGGTGTTGTGAATCCAATCGCTATTGTGAAAACAGTTAATAGCAATCCACAAATATCTGGTGTGAATGGTATCGGGTATCCAGTTGTGTGTCAAGTTGCTGGAATTAACTACAATGATGGTCTCACACTCTTTAACGGGGCATTCCGTGCGGCAACATCATCGAGTGAATACATTCACAGTGAGGGGTTTGTGTTAGGTGGAACAAGTAAATCAGGGGCAACAGCATCCAAGTCTGGTGTTGTGGCGTCTAGTTCATCTATCGCTAATGCTGAGCGTTCACTAATTTCAGGTAGTGCTGGTTGCGTAACTAATGGCTCTTATAACACAATCCTAGGTTCATTGAACTGTGAAACAACAAACACTGGAAACCTTATTTCAACATCCTCGGCGTCTAAGGCAACCGGAAACCGTAATATTGTTCTTGCAAGTTACGGTGTTCTAGCAAGTGGTTCATACAAAGTAAACGGCGGGTACGGTGGAGAAGGAACACCAAGTGCGACTAACATTAAATGGGAGTTAGATTCACTCAATGGTAACATCAAAGCCGCAAACGCTGTTACTGGAGCGAACACATGGAGTGACTATGGCGAATACTTTGAAACTGTTGATGGGCAAGCCATTGAAACAGGTTATCTTGTTACTCTTGAGGGCGGTAAGATACGGAAAGCACAGGAAGGTGAAAAAATCATCGGTGCTATTTCTGAAACGGCTGGTGTTGTTCTCGGTGAAAGCACATGGAACTGGCAGGGGCAATATATGAAAAATGAGTTTGGTGGGTTAATCTATGAAACTGTGGAAATAGATGATGGTGTATTTGAAAAGATGCCTAAAGTCAATCCATCTTATAACCCTGAACTAGAATACATGTCTCGTGGAGAGAGACCTGAGTGGAACATTGTTGGATTGGTTGGTCAAATCATGGTTCGCATTGATGACACTGTGAAAATTGGCAACGGAATCTCTGCTAAGGATGGAATTGCAACAGACGGTGACACTGGTATTGTTATGGAAATCACAACACCTTATGAACCTAGTAAGGGTTACGGTGTGGCAAAAGTGTTACTGAAATAGAGGTGCTGATATGACTTATAGCAAAAACGCCTATCTGACACTGGAAGAAATGACAGTCAACGCTGAGTATATATTAAGTTATTTACTGTCGAGAGGTTGGACGAAAAACGCTATTTGCGGGATGCTTGGAAACATGCAATCAGAAAGTACAATCAACCCTGGAATATGGCAGAATCTTGATGAGGGTAACACCTCATTGGGATTCGGTCTTGTCCAGTGGACACCCGCAACAAAATATTTGAATTGGGCGGATCGTAACGGACTTAAAAGAGATGATATAACTAGCCAATTGAAACGAATACTCTGGGAAGTTGAAAACAATGAGCAGTGGATAAATGTCAGGAATATGACATTTAAGGAATTCACAAAAAGCACAAAATCTGCTTATGATCTAGCAATGATTTTCATCGCTTCATATGAACGACCTGCAAATCCTAATCAGCCTGAGAGGGGAACGCAAGCTGAATACTGGTTTAAAACATTAACTGGAAAAGGGTCTAGCGGTATTCAGCTTGCACAATTCCCACTTGACATTATCAATATTACACAAGGTGAAAATGGGAGTTACTCACATAAGGGAACGCTATGTATTGACTTTGTAGGTAGACATGAGAAATACCCATATTATGCTCCTTGTGACTGCACGTGTGTGTGGAGAGGTGACGAAAGCGCCTATCTTGCGTGGACTTCTGATAAGGAAGTTATGTGTGCAGACGGTGTTATTAGATATATTACATGGGTATGTGTTCACGAACAGCCATTAATGTACAATGTTGGAAAGAAACTTAAAAAGGGTGAATTAATGGGTCACACCGGTATCGGTGGAAATGTAACAGGTGATCATGTACATTTAAACGTTATTGAGGGTAATAAATATCAAGGATGGGTAAAGAAACCTGATTCAGCATTAGCAGGAACAGAATTACATCTTTATGATGTGTTTGCTGTAAATGGTGTTGAAATTGTTAATGGTCTGGGATACGACTGGAAAACAAGTGACTGGGTTGACGGCTCAGACGGGAATAATGGTGACGATACAGAGAAAGACGAAACCAAAAATATTGTGAACCTGTTACTATGTGGGGCGCTTAACGGATGGTAAAACGACATAGTAAAGGAGATAAAAGGGATGATGAATATGATTGAATGGACAAAACACGTATTGGAATCTGACGATACAAGGTTAATATACTGGTTGACATTGTTAATGGTTTGCATGATTGTTGACACTGTTCTAGGGATTGTAATTGCGAAGGTCAATCCTAAAGAGAAATTCTCCTCATTTAAAATGAAAACGGGTATCTTAATTAAGATTAGTGAAATGATTATCGCACTATTGGCTGTTCCTTTTGCATTGCCGTTTCCTGCTGGGCTACCTCTATTATACACTGTTTACACTGCTTTATGTGTATCAGAAATGTATTCCATATTTGGTCATTTGAGGGTTGTGGACGATAAAAGTAATTTCCTTTCCATTATTGAGGGTTTCTTTAAGCAAACTTATAGAAAAGATAAAGGAGATAAATAATATGAATATTTCACAAGCTGGTATCAATTTGATTAAGAGTTTTGAAGGGTTAAGAACAAAAGCTTATAAGGCTGTGCCGACAGAGAAATATTATACGGTTGGTTACGGACACTATGGTTCTGATGTTCGTGTTGATCAAGCGATAAGTGAGAAAGATGCTGAGAAACTATTGTATGATGATGTTCAGTCATTTGTTGACGCCGTTAATAAACTACTTAAAGTAGATGTCACACAAAATCAGTTTGATGCTCTTGTGTCATTTGCATATAACGTCGGGGTAGGTGCGTTAAAATCATCTACATTGTTGGAATATTTAAACGCTGGAAACTTTCAGAAGGCGGCTGATGAATTCCTGAAATGGAATAAGTCAGGTGGTAAAGTGTACGGCGGACTTGTGAAGAGAAGAGAGCAGGAAAGAACGTTGTTTCTTACAGGTGGAAGTAAAAATGTTTCACGTGAAACATCAAAACCGAAAACATCTACAACAAACACGTATGTGGTTAAGAAGGGAGACACACTCAGTGGGATTGCTACGAAAAATAAAACAACTGTTGAAAAATTATTGAGGTTAAATCCTCAGATCAAAAATCCAAACAAAATATATGTTGGACAAAATATTAATACTGGTTCACCAGCTAAATCAACATTGAAATATAAAATTAAGAGTGGCGAAACACTTAGTGGGATTGCTAAAAAGAATAAAACAACTGTGTCTCAGTTGATGAAATTAAATCCAAGTATTAAGAACGCAAACAACATTTATGCAGGGCAAACAATCAGACTTAAATAGAAGGTGAAAAGCTATGAAGGAATCGTTATACTATGACCCAAATAAGATGTTATCATATGACAGAATACTGAACTTTATTATAGGTGCTCGTGGTATTGGTAAATCGTATGCAATGAAGAAGCATCCTATAAAACGTTTTATAAAGTACGGTGAACAATTCATCTATGTTAGGCGCTATAAACCAGAGTTAAAGAAAATAGGTAACTATTTCAATGATATTGCACAGGAATTTCCTAGCCATGAATTTAAGGTAAAAGGCAGACAATTCTTCATTGATGGTAAATTGGCGGGTTGGGCGATTCCTTTAAGCGCATGGCAGAGTGAAAAATCTAATGCATACCCTATGGTGACAACAATAGTGTTTGATGAGTTTATACGTGAACGTGACAATAGTGGTTATATACCGAATGAAGTTGACGCTTTATTAAACTTAATGGATACTGTGTTTCGTACACGTGAAAATGGTCGTTGCATTTGTTTAAGTAACGCCGTATCAGTCATTAACCCTTACTTTGTGTATTTTGGGTTAGTTCCAGATATTAATAAAAGATTTAATGCCTACAAACACATATTGATTGAAATTCCTGATAGCAAAGACTTCTCTGATGAGAGACGTAAAACAAAATTTGGACAGCTCATAGACGGAACTGAATATGGTGAAATGAGTTTGGATAATGAGTTTGTTAATGATAGCGATGTGTTTATTGAAAAGAGAAGTAAGAACAGTAAGTTTGTATTCTCTATTGTATATAAAGGCATGAGAATGGGTGTTTGGGTTGACGCTCAGCAGATGTTGTTGTATTTAACTACAGATTATGACCCTTCTACTAAGAACGTGTATGCATTAACAGCTGATGACTTAGAAGAAGATATGATTTTAGTTAGTAATTATAAAAAGAATTATCATATTAGAAAACTGTGTAGTGCCTTTATGAATGGTCAACTAAGGTTTGACAATCAACTGATGAGAACAATTGGTTATGAAATGTTTAAGAAAATGCGTGTTCAATGATGTACACATTAAACAAAGAAAAGACCTGCTGTTATAATAACGGCAGGCTTTTTAATAGTAATTCATTGTATGTAATGTAGTCAATCACGTTGTGTGCTAACATCCAATCGAGTGTTTGTTGTAGCTGTTGTTGTGTCATCTTATTTCCTCCTAAAGTTTTGTCCCTTTATAAAGTTTTTTCATGTTTTCCAGTTTCCAGAAGTTACGTTGATTCTCGACATATTCCATTACTTCTTTTTCTGTAGATAACTTTTTGTGGTGTAAATCCTCAATAATATCAACAGGAATGCGGATGTTTGACTCATCGTAGAGGTCAAGTACGGCTGACTCAACGTGCGACAATTGGATATTGTTGACGATTGTTCTATTGTCAATTTGTTCGTTAATTTCGGCAAGTATTTGTTGTTTCTGTCTAATGAGTTGTTGAAGACGTTCGATTTCTCTATCATGTTCTAGTTTCTCCGTTTTGTTTATTTTGTTGCGACCTGAAAAGTAGAATATTGTAGCTATAAATAATAAACCAGCAATTAGGATAGTCTCCATCTTTTTACCTCTTTCCGTTATGTTGTAAATTTATATCCCTGTTTCCGCATGTGTTTGTCGAACATATTCAAGCGCTTCATTGCCATATTTCTCGTTATAAATGAGTGCCACTCGATAACGAACCATCTACCTAATACACCAGTAGCCCCCACCTTTCTATCGAGTATGGAAGCAGATGAGCGTTGTAGATAATTGGTGTTTCCGTGTATATATGATAAGTAGCAAACCTCATCATTAAGGTCACTTCGCACAATGATCATTCTTCCTAAATCCTCAATTTCAAACTGTACGTCAAGATTGTTTATGTTCATCTTTGTTATCCTCCTTCTCTCGATTATTCCAATCGTCAATGGCTTTGCTTATTGCGGCTATCGTCTTTTCAAGAATTTCCTTAGATGGTTTCATTGTGTTGTTAGTCATTTTGTGTGTCCTCCATGATGTCTTCAATCCTGTGGATAAGGTTTTCATATGTTAGGAATATGGCTACTAGCTTTGTTTTATCAAGGGCTGTTAATCCTTTTACAGTTACATTGCCGTTAGCTAGTCTGAGTGTGTCTTGTAATGTATTATCTATCATTGTGATGACATCGGTGATAGCTAACTCATAGTTATTAAAAGACTTTGCTGTTTCTGATAACTCTAGTGTGATTCTAGATATGTCGTATTGATAAGTTAGAATAGTTGAGATTAGTTTTGTTTTACCGTGTCTATGTAGCGCTGGTGCTGATGTGTCATTATCCATGATGTCTCTTACAATCTCAGTGTTCATTTTAATAATGTCAAGCACCTCATTGATTGTTAGTTGATAGTTGTTCATATTGCTCATCCTCTCATTGTATCTATTATTTGCTACAACTATAGTATAACATTTTATAGTCTGGTTGTCTAGTATTTATGGACGCTGAGTGTAAATATTTTTGAGTACATGGGGAAATGGGTCGATTTTGCTCTGAACCCTACTTT